TCGTATACATTAAGTCGCCTTGTATTACTCCTTTGATTCCTAGTTTAGAAAACTCGGACAAGGCAACTTTGAATTTATTATTTAATGCACCAGATACATCTGCGTCTATCTCTGCATTGGTTTTATATAGTTTAGGATTTATATTGAAGACAGATTTTTTTGCTACAAAAAACTTTCCGTCACTTGGATCAACACCAGCAAAGATCGCAGGTGCACCATCCCACTTTACAGTCATATTTATAGAAGATCGACTTGATCCAGCAAACATATCTCGTAAAGATTGAATAAAATTTATAGATGCTCTGCCACCATCAATGCCATAGTTGAGTATTTCATCTTCTATATGTTCTAGGTGTAAGTTTTTTCCACCTTTATCTTCTGTTAATGTTAATAGCATAGGTAGTAAGTGCATTATTGCCAGTCCTTAAACGATACAAATTGAGAAACTTTATCTAGGTCCCTGAAACCAAAGTTAGACTTGAACAATATATTACTACCAGATTTAAATGTGATAGAAGTATTAACTTTATCATTACTTTTTTCGAATACAATATCAAAGTCTTCTTTCATACTATCTAAAATTTGATTGAAACCTTTACTTGTTCTGCTTGATAATACTGCAACTTCTCCACCCTTCTTTTTTTGTACTGCAAGATATAAATCATCAGCACCATCAAATCCCAAAAGTTTCATAAAGTTTTCATTAATTTCTTTCTTTCTCTTTTTATAATTCTTTTCAAATACCTCAATCATTAAGTTACGAACTTTTATATAAACTTGTTCATCATCTACTGCTTTTTTTGCAGTTGCTCTATCAGCATCTCTTTTAATACTTGGACCAAATTTTTGATACTTTGCTATTTCTTTCATTTGTTTTTCATAACCATATCTTTTTACAAATTCTGTTACTTTTGCGTTTACAGTTGATTTGGTTTGGAATCCACCAATATCTGGAGCAAGAAGGTTTATAACCCAACTGGTAAATGTTGAGTTAGATACATTTATATTCCAATCTTTATATGCTTTAAGAGATGCTTCAATGTGGTCTATTACTTCGTTTGTAGATTTTTTATATGCAATTAACTCAATGTCTGCCTTCGTAATACCTTTACCAGACTCACCAGTTAATTTAACTTCAAATTCAGTTACCTGTAAATCGGTAGCATTTTGTTTTATATCTGACCAAATACTTTTAGCAAGACCAATCCCAGAGTCTTCCATTCTTTTTGCTTCTTGAACAACTTTTGGTTTTGGTGCACCAAACTCACAATCATTACATAACAACTTATTTGCTTTATAATCGTTTCTATGTATTAATAATTGTTGTTTGGTTAATCCTCTCATATTACCACCAGCATCACTAATTATTTTTGCTAATTCATATGCAGTGCAAAATTCTGAGTAATAACCCATTCTTGATTTTAGATCTAGTTTATCAACTGCTTCGTTGAGTGATTTACCCTGTGTTGCATAGTTTAAACTAATCGATGCTTTACTTCCAAAATTTAGTGTAGACATTGCTCTCTTTATTTTATTACCAATAAATCTTGCAGCAATCTTAATCTTTTGAGTTAAGAATCTACCTGCGTTCCTAAGAGAGTCTAACACACCTTCATCCAAAAATAAATAATCTTGAATCTTTTCTTCAGGTTTAATTTTATATTCAGATCTTGGTTTTACTTGTTTGATGTAATCTCGGAAAGACATCAATAATCTCCATTAAATATACTATACTCTATTTATAATACTATCTAATTGTTATTTCAGCAATATGTCTAGGATGACTAGCAACCCATAGTATATCTTTTGCTAATTGTTCAGGTGGTATCGCATAGGATTCTTTACCAATATAGTATGGTTTAATATTGATAACTTTAAGTGGGTGCTTATTATGTTCGCTTTGCATGCGTCTACATGCATCGTCTAAGGCGGACTTATGAGTCCCATAAACCCATGGTTCTTCATGTTCATAGTATCCTGAAGCAGTTGTTCCTATATTAATAATAGTTTTTTTCTTAGTTTTCCAAGCATCATATAATCGATATAATAGTTCTACTTGATGGAAAGAATTAGTGTATGCGTTGTTTACAAATATATCACAATCTTTTGCATCTGCTATTAGTTTTCCCATTGCTGGAAATACTGTAATATCATACCCATTTGATCTTGAGAAACCAAGAACTTCAATATGTTGTTTAGCACATTCATATACTAATGCCTTTCCTACTAGACCAGTATGTCCTGTAATCGCAATCTTCATAAATTTAAAAATCCACCTCTATCAGAAAACCAATTTATCATACCATATCTACAACCTCTGGTCACTGGTGTTACTTTGTGCCAGTTTTTGGAATCGTATATACAAACAGTTCCCCTTTCCTTAGTTAATGTATGGGTAATTTTAATATCTCTTTCTAATCTTTCACTACCCCACTCCATGTCAGCATAGTCAACAATATGAGCATTACCATCTAACGAACCAAATACAAAGTTGCCACCATCATAATCTTCTGGATGACTTAATTGTATTGTCATTGTAATTTGGTCTATGTCTAATCCATTTTGCGCATCAGTATGCCAAACAAAATGTCCACCCTCATCATACTTGAACATTCTTAATCCTGTTTGTCCACTAATGTTAAGATTATAATCCTTACAAAATATCTTAGCAAGATCCCATGTAATTTTATTGTACTCGCTTTCTTCAGGTAAGTCAAGCACTCTAGACTTTGCTATCTTAGTATCCTTATCAAACTTTTGTTTGCCTTTACTTGCTTCACTAACATATCTAGATTCTTCTGATTTATTATTATCAAAATATTCAATCAATTCGTCACATTGAGCATCACTAAATGCACCTCTAATAATTCTAACCATAATTATACCTTAAAGTTTGAAAACTTATCGTAAGTATTGTTCTTTGAAAAACTACCTTTGTCAAATACTGGTTCGTCATCATCTACACTTTGACCACTATTAATTAGACCATCTTGTGCTGACGATTCTACATCATACAGTTTCATCTTTGCTCTGTCAATACCAATAACAAATCTTTTGTTCATAGTAGGATCATTGTAACGATTCTTTAATTGTTTAACACAAATTTGATTTAGTTCTTCAAGTTCTTCAGTAGAGATTAAAGCAAACATTAAGTCGGCAGTTGCAGGTAAACCAAACGACTCCGAAGTATCTTCAAGACCAACATCAGTATTTGAGAAACCAGATCTAGTTGTTTGAGTAGCAGACATAATAGGTACATTAGTTTCAACAGCAAGACCACGAAGTTCTTCTGCGATAGACTTAATCATTGTATATGAGTTTACATTTACACCACCCTTAAACCTAGATGACGCACAAATGTTTAGATAATCAATAAAGATAATGTCAGGTTTAAATGATTTCTTAATTGCTAACTCTTTAATCAAACCACGAAAGTGTCCACTATGTGCAGACGCAGTAGGATATTCTTTAATGATTAGTTTACCATTTGTCTTTTTGATAATCTTTTGTATCTTATCTTCAAACATCTGCTTGGGTAATTCTGCCAAGTCTTTGATGTTTACATTCATCATATTAGCATCGATTCTTTCAGCAATGCGTTCTTCTGCCATCTCCATTGTTATATAGAGAACATTCTTACCTTGCGATAAACAGTTAGATGCCATATGACACATGAACAATGATTTACCAACACCAGTACCTGCTAGTGCGATATTAAGAGTTTTAGATGGCAACCCACCTTTAGTAATCTTGTTAAAGAAATCTAAATCGAAAGGAATCCTTTCTTCTTTTTGATGATAGAATTCAAAACGAGAGTCAGCATCGTCAATATAATCATGACCGACACTGTTATCAAAAGAAACTGATAATGCTTCTGTTAATATACTAGGAATAGAATCAGGTGTCTTAGATTTATCTTTACCATCTATAATACCAACACCTTCAACGATAGCATTGTAGATTGCTTTATCTTTACAAAACTTTTCAGTTGTATCTAACAACCAATCCATATCAACTTTTTCTGAATTCAAAGTTTTAACGATAGCGACAATCTTATCATGTTCGTCTTGATTAAGATCTTTACGAGAACCAATCTCTATCTCAAGAGATGTTTGTGTAGGTATCTTTTTATACTTATCTACAAAACTAGTTATCTCTTCAAATATAATTCTTTCTTCACGAACATCAAAATAATTACTTTTAATAAAAGGCAATACCTTACGAGCATAGTCCTCATTAAATAATAGATTACTTAGAGTCGTTCTTTCTATCGTTTGGTTCATTATCATTATTCTCCATCATATCAATTTTATGTTGCTTGTCAATTACATTAACAAGTATATCACCAGCAAGTTTGAAGAACTCATCATTGAATTCATCTCTTTCTATACCATTGCTTTGAAGTATATCAAACTTAAACTTCAATGGCATAGATCCATCTGGTAATTCTTCACCTAATCCCACATCACCATACTTATAAACAACACCTGCATATTTACCTTCCTTAATTCCTATACAGGTTTGTTCTTGAGACTCAGTTGTGACAAAAACATACTGTTCCTCAATCTTCATTTGTTTCCTCAACTTCTTCTTCACTCATACCATAAGTAAATTCTTTTGCTACTATTGGTTCAAGTTTATCTAGTATATCCTGAGTAAAATACTTTTCAGGATTATTGTTAATTGATTTGGCATACTGCTTAGTACCATCTGGTAATTCAATACGAGTAGAAACAGATTTAAATATACCATGTTTAACTGCTAAGTCTAACAGACCATAATAACGATCTAACCCTTTACTATAAGTCAATCTAACATCAACCATTTTATTTTCTATTGTCAATCTAGACTTATGGTTTTTACAGTGTACAAT